GCGTAAGCATAACCGAGAGGCAACTATCATTAGTATGATCCTTGGGTTTACTACCCTTGCACTATTTGTTGATGGTTTACTTCGTATACTTGGTGTCATCCCACCGTTTATGCACATCGATGTTAATATTTTAGATAAGATTGCTAATAGAGTTGAGACTGATGTTATAGATAAGATAAGACAAGTGCCAATACAGAAATATCTGCGGAGATGACACCCTTAATATCACTATTATTCATCGCAGTCATGCTGTGCCTTACAGGTGCAGCATTTGCTTTGATCTTTAAAAATCTTAGTGATATCAATAAGTTACAATCAAAACCAAAAAGAAGAAGACATCCAGAACTTGAAGAGATAAATGAAGGGGATGAGTTATTGGTTGTTAAATTTTCACCTGATTGGGAGGAAGGTGAAGTTGATATTAAATTTACTCCTGATAATGATTTTACTGACAAAGTATTAGACAAATCATTACAAAAAAGAATACAACAGTTGAATGATCCTTGGGATGATGAAGATGATGATGACGGAGATATTATTGCAAGAGTGTAACGAAAAACTTAAATTATTATAAAAAAACCCCCATTTGTGAGGATTTCGTTATAAAATAATATGTAGATATCAACACAATACATGTCAGGCGATTATTTTTCACATAACGATCAACAACCTCCTTTGCCTTGCAAAGCATCACAAGCAATGGATGAGATTAAGGAGTCGAGATGGCAGAATACTAATTACGTCCTAGAGATTGAAAGTATGTTTGTTCAAGCAAGGTGGAGAAACGACAGTCCATTAAGAGAGTAGGTCATATATTATTCAACTTCCATTTCTCAGGAAACCGCAAAAAAAACTCGGCATATTTTTTAGTCAAAAAGGTTTTTTAGTAACCCCCAGAGGAACCAGAAGAAGAACTACTACTTGAACTAGAACTACTTGAACTAGAACTTGATGAAGAACTACTGGTTGATGAAGATGTGGTGCTAGTCGTAGTTGATGTAGTAGTCGGTGTAGTAGAAGTCGATGTTGCTACACCTGCTGCAGTTTGAAGATTTACGCTAAGTGAACTAGGACCATTATCGTATGATGCTACATTTCCTACAGCAACTGATCTACTAACACTAGCACTAATATATCCTCTAGTATCTAAGAACCTCTGAGAAACACTCAGGGGTGTTTTTTTATGATTAAAATCATCTAATTCTTTATGTGGTAAGTATGCCACTAGATCATCAAATTCAGAAACCATCTTATCTACTAGGAATGTTTGAGGTATTCTTATAAGTCTTTTTTTCTCATTTATCCAAGTTTCATATTCAAAGTTTGATACTGGTGTTATAGATTCGCTTTCTGTCTTAGTTGTTCCATCTGGTAATATTGCACGAAATGACTTATTTACTTGAATGCCCTTTTGTATGAAAATATTACCATTATACAGAACTTCATTAGTTTCGTAATGATGGTTTCCATCAACTTCTGCAAGATCATACTTATCTACAACATAGTCATATAGTGTTTGATCATCTTTTGGCCATTGACTGTATACATCAGTAATATTGTTTGTAATCAATATAACCCAATCTAGATGAGGATCACCCAACATTGCCTGAGCAACATCAGAAGGTTTTTGACCTGGAGTTATACTTCTATTTTCAAACATTGTCACGTATTTCTCTACAGAGTTTCTTAACTGAACACGTCTGAATATGTTTTTTACGAGACGGTATTTAAATGCCTCATCATCTTTAATACCTTCTCCAACGTATACGCTTGGTAATTGTTTAAAATAAGACATTTTATGCTCCGAACTCGATATCTTTTTGCGTAAGTAGTTTTGTTTCAGTAAATGCTATATTCAAAACTATTGCTGGAACTTGAATTTCTCTACTACCAGTAGCAGATCCACCAGCAGTTCTCTTAAATGCAACATACTGATTATCTGGAGTGTAGTTAACACTAATTCCAGTACACACAGAAGGCATAACTTTAAAATGCATTCCTGGTGCATTAGTTGATGTGAATGAGTTCCTATTAGGATCCATACGCATAAAATCTATTTCCCATTTGCAAGGTATTTTAAAGAAACGGTTTGCATTAGCACTATCAGTAGTACTGTTAGTAGTGCCAGCAATCTCATCTAAGAAATTTGAATCTAAACTATCTCCATCTTTATCCATTTTTTTAACATTTCCACCTTGATGATCAAATATTTTACCAGATTGAATATCTGGATGGGAGTGCATCTTGAATGCTCTTATTATCTTTTGTATTTCTACTGCTTCATCATCATTTCTAGAAAACATTTTGAAACTGAAGTTATGATTACGAAAACTCATACTATTGAATATTTGTTCCGTATATGGGTTAAATACCCTTCCTCTAGTTAATGCTTCTAGACTGTTAACATCAATATTTCCTTGCATACCTAGAAATCCACTAATATCATTAGCAGCATTGGTAATAATACTAGCACTAAACTCAGGTAACGCTGCTTTCGCTGCATCTTGTAATTTTCCAGCAATATCTTTATAATCACCACCACTTCCCATCATACCAGCAAGAGCAACACCACCAGCACCAATATCTACTTGTCTATAGTTTGCCTGATAACCTGTTTGTAGGTTAGGTGGCATTGCCATATAGATATCTTCTTTCTTGAATATTTTTGTTGCATTTACATTTGCCAAACCATATCCATATCCACCACTGCTATAACTAGCACCTTGACCAACAGCACCACTACCTGTTCCAGCAGCAAATCCAGTTTCACCAGCAGAACCATCACCAAATTGCATTTCAAATGGTCTAAATCTTACATAGTCAATAGCCTCTGTTGGTGCTTCTACATCAGGATCGTTAGATCCAGAAGGCACTGGGGGTTGTTTGGGATATCTGTATATTTGTGCCACTGACCGCCTAAATATTATGTGATCTGTATATATTTATGCGTTATAAGCAAGGAAAATACAATCCTCGAAGACCAAGTAAATATAAAGGCGATATTCGCAAAGTTTTTTACAGGTCGGGATGGGAATTAAAGTTCATGCTTTGGTGTGATACAACTACTTCAGTAACTGAATGGGGTAGTGAAGAGATTATTATTCCCTATACTTCTCCTGTTGATGGAAAACGACATAGATATTACCCAGATTTTTATGTGAAAGTGAACGGTAAGAAATATGTTGTTGAGGTAAAACCCTCTAAGCAGACTAAAGAACCTAAAACACAAAAAAGACATACTAAAAGGTATATTACCGAAGTTATTACTTGGAGTGTTAATAAGGCAAAATGGCATGCAGCAACAGAATTTTGTAAAGATTATGGAATGGAGTTTATGTTAATTACAGAAAAAGAACTTAAAGTATAATGGCAATTCCAGGAAAAGACGGTGCTAGGTATCCATCTCTTCAAGCGTTTCAATCGTTTTCGCTGAAGGATAGGAATTATGCACCAAGTTTTACCAATTTATTTTCGTTCCATATAGGAACACCTACTATTCTTAGAAGTACCGAACAACTTGGTGTTGGGAATACCAGTACTATAGGACAAACTTCTACAATTTTTACATCAGAAATAGGTAAGTTGCAGAACTGCTTAAATTTTTACTGCAAGACAGTTAATTTACCAAGTAAGCAGTTGACCACTGGTCAGGTTGTTAATGTTGGATCTGCTTATAAGTATGGTACTGGAACTTCATATAGTCAGATAAATGCAACGTTCCTTATGCCAAGATCACAGCATACAAGAAATTATTTTGAAAGGTGGATGTCATTACTTTCACCAGATTCTAACCAGTATGTAGAGCATTATGATCATTATGTTTCTCCAAGAATTATGATATACAAGTGGGAAAGAGGTGGAGGAGGAGATGTATCAAATATTAATGAGATTAAACAAGCAATGAGAAATTTGTATGGTACAGAATACGATGAAGCAAATTATATCTGGCCAAAACAATATAAATGCACTGCTGCATGGGAGTTGAGAAAGGCATTTCCATATAATATTGGATCTATTCAATTAAATAATGAAAAAGCAAGAACTATGTCTATGACTGTTGGGTTCTTCTATGAAAGGTATAGATTTTGGGTTGAAGATGAGTTTGATGATCCAGGTGTGAGAAGTGCTATTTCAATTCCTGGAGACGGTAGTATCAATCCAGCTAGCGATGGTCTTGGAGTTTGGGCAGGTATTACAGGAACTATCCAATCTATGTTAAATGTTTTCTAAATACTACCTAAATAATTATACTGAATTGAAAATTTATGTCGTTACCTAAATTAAATGTACCTAAGTACAAATTGAAACTGCCTTCAGACGGCAGAACCGTGAATTATAGACCATTCCTCGTTAAAGAAGAAAAACTACTTCTCTTAGCAACTGAGACAGGACAACAAGAAGATATTGTTGCAGCAATTAAAGATATTATTGTCGCATGTAGTGATATACATGACGTTGATGAATTGCCTACCTTCGATATTGAATTTTTGTTTTTACAAATTCGTACTAAATCAGTTGGTGAAAGTGTTGAGGTTAGCGTTACTTGTCCAGATGACAACGAAACTCAAGTTCCAGTAAATATTCCTTTGTCTGATATTAAGGTTGTTAAAACCAAAGGACACAAGAAAGATATTAAATTAGATGATAAAATCATAATAACAATGAATTATCCAAGTTTGGATTCTTTTGTTAAAATGAATTTCCAAGGTGAGGAACCAGGTGTTGATCAGATTTTTGATATGGCAGCCAGTTGTATAAAATCAATTGCTGATGAGGAAGAAGTATACGATGCTTTAGACACACCAAGAGAAGAGATGCTGGAGTTTTTGGATCAATTGACTTCTGAACAGTTTAAAAAGGTTCAGGATTTCTTTGAAACCATGCCTAAACTTTCACATACTGTTAAGGTAACCAATCCTGGCACTAAAGTTGAAAGTGATGTAACTCTAGAGGGTCTAGCAAGTTTTTTCGCATAGCTCTTCTCCATCAAAATCTTCAAGCTTACTATGAAACCAATTTTGCGTTAATACACCACCATAAATGGGATATTGACCACATTGAAAATTTGATGCCTTGGGAAAAGGAGATTTATATGAATCTTTTAATTAACTTCTTAAAAGAAGAAGAAAGAAGAGCAAAAGAGCAACAAGCAGCAAAAGGTTAAGTAGTGGCACCAGCATTTACTAAAAAATTTTTAGGAGGGGGTAGCGATGATTCGTCACCCATAATATCTGCTGCGAATATACAATATACCTCAGTAACTGGTCTAACTAAGACAATGAAAGGTCTTAGTGGTATTGTTAGAGATATAGAATCTATTAGTCTCGCTTCTGTTAAAAATGATAAACTAAGAGAAAAGTGGGAAAGAAGAAAAGCGAGAAGGGATGCGGATCAGCAAGCTGAAGAGTTAACAGAATTAGAAAAGATTGCTGGTAAAAAGAAGGTTAAACCAAGAAAACCTGATACTAAAGAGAAAAAGTCTTTTTTAGATAATTTTAAATGGTTAGATACCTTCCTTGGTCCTATAGGAAAATTCTTAGTTAATTTAGGTGCTACTCTTGCTATGCGAGAGTTATTGAAATGGGCATCGGATGATAGTAATTTTACAAAGATTGAGACATTTATCCATAAACTTGATGTAGTTTTTACTAAACTCTATGGTTTTGGTAAATTTCTAGTCAAAGATAATCTTGTTGATGGGTTTAAGCAAGCATTTTTTGGTGAAAATGCAGATGGTACAAAATCTGATTTTTTCCAGAGGATAAGTGGACTAGGAAAAATATTAATCGGGATCACGGGTTTAAAGTACCTAATGAACCCATTTTCTTTAATAACTGATATTTTAGGTGTATTAGATTGGATATTTAATTGGGGTCCACCTAATATAGATGGTAAAAAACCCAGAGGTAAACTTAAAAAACCTAAAACACCGAAAGTAAAAGGCAAGCAATGGTGGAAGTTTTGGCAAAAGAAAACTAAAACACCTGCACAACTTTCCCGTTTCAATAATTCATATTCCAAGTTTATAGAAGGAACTGCTGATCTTGGTGATAAATTAAGAGTAGTAAGAAGAGGTGGAGCAGGGTTAGAAGGTCTATTTGATCAAGGAATTAAAGGTGGGAAGTTAGTTGGACAAGGCGATAATATTTTTAAAAATATTGGTAAGACACTTGGTAATTGGGGAGAGATAACTAAACAGAATACTCTAAAATATGGTGGTAAGGCTGCAGAGTCGTTAAAGAAATTTGGTAAATTTATAGCAGAAGGTGCATCTGCAAAGTATAAAGCAGCACAGTCTTGGGTAGGTCAGGGTGTTGATAATTTAAAGTCTCTTCCAAAGAAAACGATGGATGGGATACAAGCAAAGTTCCTTAATCCTATAGGAGAAGCACTTCAACCTTTCGTTAAGAGGATGCAAGGGTTTGGTGATAGTTTCATGAATCTCTTTAAGAAGGCTCCTATCATAAAAGAAACGTTGGAGGCTCTGGGTTCTAGAGGGATAAATATGAAATCCGTCGCTAAGTCAGGTAAGGCATGGGGTAAACGTGCTGCATCTGTTCTTCCCTTAGTTGGTGGATTAGCAAACTTAGGTTTTGCTGGTATGTCATTCGCAGCAGGAGATAATGTTGGAGGTGTTTTAGAAACAATTGCAGGTGTTTTAGAACTTGTTGGTTATGCCACAGCTGGTGCTGGCGGTGTCGGTGTACCATTAATCATAGCTGGAACAGCACTTGATGCTTATTTACTTGCTCGTATTTTACCCAAAGTTGGTGATAAAATACTTGGGTGGGAAGAAAAGGGTTTAAGTTCAATTAGTGGTCAATTAAAAGGTCTATCATCCTTAGCACAAGATGCTATGTCTAAGGTTGGTGATCCTGGTGGATTAATCCAATCAATAATGGGTTCGGTAAATGGCACAGGTAAAGACGGTGTTCCAAGACCTCAAGATGGTGTGCCACAGGCAGGAATTGGTAAGTTCTTTAGTGGTTTATGGGATGGTGTTAAGAGTGTTGGTAAGGGTATATGGGATGGTATAAGTGGTGTTGTTAATACTGTTGGAGGTGTAGTTCAGGATATAGTAAATTCTCCTTTCGGGCAGATCTTGATGACAGCATTGCCCTATATGTTCCCTGGTGCTGCATGGTTAGCTCCAATGATTAATGGAATAAAAGGTTTTGCAGCATTAGCAAATGGTAATCCTTTAGGTGCTATTATGAGTCTCTGGGGTGCTGCTGGTGATATATGGACAGAAACATTTGCTGGCATTAATAAACAAATTGGGGACTTCTTTGGACCTATTAATAATGCTTGGAATAATATTATGGATAGTAAGATTGGACAAATAGGAAAGGAATTAATATCTGGAAATATAACTGGTGCTATGGGAGTTGCATTAGAGGGTACTGCTATGGAAGGTGCTCTTAAAGGATTTGGGGCACAGATAGATGCTATGGGATTATCTGGAATATTAGGATCAATTCCTGGTGTTGGATCTGCTCTTGCAAATATTCCTGGATTATCTGATTTGCCTGGTGTTGGATCTTTGGTTAGTGGAAACTTTAGTCCAGCAGCATTTATAGGTGGTATTGCAGATACTGAAGGATTGGGTGACTTATATCAAGGTTTTATGGGATTAGCAGGTGGTGATATAAGAAGTGGTCTTGAAGGATTTGCTGCTCAAGCAGGAGTTGATCCTCAGATCTTTGGAGTTTATGATAGTTATGCTGATATTTTTGGATCAGGTGGAAGTTCTGAGAAACAAGCTATGTTACAGATTGGAGATTTTGATATTCAAGGTGTTCCAGTAATTATAGAGAAAATCTTAGTGGCACCAATACCTGATCCAAAGGCAATAAATAATAACGCAAGGATAGATACTGGTGGTGCTTGGACAAGTTTATCATCTAGAATGGGATTATAAATGACTGTTAAAAAGAATTCTAAAATTAATCTCTATAAGTTTGTTAATGCTAAATCAACAGCATCTTCATCCGATAGTCCAGAGGTGCAAAAAATAGCAGAAGGTATGTCTCAGACTACTTCTGCAATGAATAACCTTGGATTGGTTGTTAATGGTATTGCTAAGGTTGTAATAGATTTAAAGAAAATACAATATAGTAAGTTAAATGCTGAACAAAAGAAACGATTAAAGGCATTTAAACCTAGTTATGGTGATCCAAAAGTAAAACCGTTTAAGAAAATGCTCTTAGCGGTTAAAACATTTAAAGTTAAGGGATTTTTAGAAAGTTTACTTGGTCTTTTTGGTGGTTTGTTTAAGTGGTTTGTTATAAGACCTGCTTTAAAATGGTTATCAGATCCAAAAAATCAAAAAGCAATTCAGAAGACTGTTGAAGTCTTACATAAAATATTTAAAGTATTAACTAAATTTGCTAAATGGACTGTTGGGGGAGCTCTTGACGGTCTCTATGAGATGCTTAAAGATGATGCAACTTGGTGGGAACGATTAAAGGGATTTGCATCAGTGATGATACGGTTCGCAGCCGTATGGGGAGCCATGACTGGAATTGGGTTCCTCTTAAATCCTGTTAAAACACTTCAAGCATTCAGTGGTGTGCTTAGGATGTTTAATACTAATCTTAAAAGAAGTCATAAGACACTATTAAAACGAAAGGGTAGATTAGCTGGATTTGGTAGAAAACTTGGTGGTGTTACATTAAGTGCTACTGTACTTTGGGGTATGATGGAGGGGTTATTCCCTAACGCTACAGCAGATGGAACATTAGATGCTCAAATGGATGAGAGTGGTAAGTTGCCTGGTGATAAGGGATATGATGAAGGTACTGCAGGATCAAATAAAAATACGGATAAAGAGAAAACTACAAGTAACAATACAGATAAAGGAGAAGCTGTATCTTGGTGGAAGAAATTATTCCAGAGAGATAAGAAAAAGGATGATGTAGATATTGTTGGAAAAATTACTGGTATAACTGATGCAAAGGTACTTGCTGATAAGACTAGAGACAGTTTCAAACAGACTGAAGAAGATGCTAAGAGTTCATTATTTTCAGGATTTGATAAAATTTTTGGTGGAAAATTAACTAAGGCATCAGATACTTTTAAGGATGCTCTAGGAGGAATGGATAAAGTAACAAATACAATTAGTTCCATTACTGACAGCTCAGATAAAAAGAAAGGTGGTAATTGGTTTACTAATTTATTCAAACTGAAAGAAAGAGAAAGTGGTGGTTTAATTCAAGGTCCGAATTCTGGATATCCTGTTGCGATGTCAAAAGGTGGACCTACTTCCTTTATTGGACACGGTACAGAATATATTGCTAGAAAACCTGGATCAAATGATGGATATGTAATACCACTTTCTAATGCTGCAACAGCAAAAGACGGCAGTCTTACATCTAGGAAGATGAAGGATGCTAGATCAAAGGGATTTGCTCTTCCAGGATTTGATACTGGTGGATTGTTTACTCCATCTAGAAAAGCTAGAGACGGTATATTAGGTGGTAATAGTCCTGGTGGTATTATGGGAACTAATCAACAAAAATGGTCAAAGATACTGAAAATGGCAAGGCAATCAGGTGCCAAGTATCCAGAGTTAGTAGCAGCACAGTTTGCTTTAGAATCTGCTTGGGGAACTAAATTATCTGCTAAGAATAATTATTTTGGTATGAAGGCAACTGCTAGTCAGGATGGAGTTGTAACACCAACAACTGAGTTTTTCAATGGTCAAGAGGTAAAGGGATCTGCTAAGTTTAGGAATTTTAATAGTCCTAAAGAATCTATCGACAATCTTGTAAATTTATGGTATAAGGATTATAAAGGATTTAAAGGTGTTAATAATGCTGGTAGTGCGGGTGAAGCAGCGAAAATGCTTATGAGTGAAGGATATGCTACAGATCCAGCATATGCTAAGTCTCTTATGGGATTGATGAATCAATATAAAACAGGTAAGATTACTGGTGCTAAAGGTGGAGTTATGATGGATATGCTTAGAGGTAAAGGTGGTGGTGGTATGGGTGGTATATTTGGTGGAGATAAAGGAACTATAATGAAAGAAGGTATATTAGAAAAAGTATCAAGTATGTTTGGTGGAAAGGGTCCAGGAGGTTTAAAGAAACCTGGTCTTGGTGGAATGAGTAATATATTTGCAGCTTTTGGTGGTGGAAGTACTGGTGGTAAGGGTGTTGGTGCTAAAGCAAAGGTAAATCAAGATAAAAATAAGAAGAAGAAAATGAATGCCCAACAGAAAGAAAAGGAACGTAGTCTTCAAAAGGTAATGCGTGAACGTAGCGAAGCAAGAGAGTTGTTAAATAGCAAAGGTGTTGAAATTATGCAGAAAGCAGTATTAGCAGTAGAAGAATCCAATGCAAAGAATAGAGCATTTATTCAAGGTACAATGAAAGCAACAACTGATGTTTATAGAGCTCAAGCATCGGGTGGTAATGCGAGTGTTAGATCTTCTGCTAATATATTTAAGACTGCTGTTTCGATAATGAATTCCTTTAATAATCCTTTGAGGCGATAATAGAATGGCAATGAAGCAAAAGGCATCAGAGGTTCAAGCATCTTTCAGTATTATTAGAGATGGGAAAAAGGTTACTGATGCTAAAGGAAAATATGAATTGATAGAATATCTCCAAGGATGGGAAGTTTTTGAATCTATTCAGTCAGCAACTATAGAAGCAAGTTTTATTATCAAAGATATGGGTGGATTGATTAATTCTCTGACAGGTTCTGAGGAATTTCAATTGCAATTGGACACTCCTGATGAAAAACGTAGTTACATTATGAGATCTTATGAAATTGTGGACAGAGTTAGATCAACTCAAGGTGGTGAACTTTATCGTATCAATGCTACTTCTAATGAGTTTATAAAAAATGAAGTACTGAATGTCTTTGGTCATACTGAAAAAGTATTTAAGGGTGATGTTGAGGCATCGCAAATTATTAAAAAGTTATTGAAAGATAAGAAATATATTGGTACGACTAAAAAAGTCTTTTTGGAACAGACAATGAATAAACAGACTATGATTGTTCCTAATTGGAGACCAATAGATCTTATTTACTGGATGTGTCAGCGTAGTATTCGTAAAACAAATAAAGGTGGAACATTACAAAATGGATTTATTTTCTGGGAAAATGCATTAGGATTTAATTTTCAATCAGTTGATAAGATGGTTGAAGATGTTAATGAACAAAAAACTGATAAGACCGATAAAAGTAAAGGTAAGGCAAGACTTTATGAATATGTTTATACTCCAAAAACCTCTATGGATGGTGGTGAAAGTGATGAATTTTTGATTGATACATTAGTATTTCCTGATGAGAAAAGTTATCTAATGGGGTTGAGACATGGTACTTGGGCTGGATATAGTATTGGTTTTGATCCTGTTAACATAGCAAAATCTAAAGTTGGTGGAAGTAAAGATTTTTCTCAATCAGAATTTAAATATGGTGTTACTCCTATATGGAAGAAGATGTCTCATATAGGTGGAACCAATAAGGTCAATCCAATTAATACTATGGATACCAGTATAAAAAATATTGTAAACTTCCCTAAAAGGGTTCGTTTTACTATGATGCCTAATCAAATATTTGATCCAAAGTATCAACAAAATCCTCAAGCAAACTATTCTGAGTTGGTTGAACTGCAAGCATATCAATGGTTGAGATTGGAAACTATTAGAAATATCAAATTATCTATTGGTGTACCAGGTAGATTGGATTTTTATGCTGGTAAAGGTATTAGTGTTAAGATTCCATCTACTTTAAAGGTTGGTGTTAAACCAGAATTGGATAAAAAATATAGCGGAAGATACTTAATTGCTGGTGTAGCACATGCTTCTGCTGGTGATGGAACAAGTTTTAGAACCGAGTTAATGCTACTTAAAGATACCATTGGTGCATAAATAGTGCTATAGTTACCTATAGTAACGGAGACAAAAAATTATGAAAACTATCGAAGAACACATTCAAAAAGATAGAGACATTCTTGACAACCCAACAACCAGTCCTGCATCTCGTAGGCATGTCGCAGAAGAGTTGCATGATCTAGAAGTATATCGTGAGCATCATATTGAGGAGATTGAGGCAGGTGACCATCATGATCCTAATACCATTGAACTATTCTGTGAAAATCATCCTGACGAGCCAGAGTGCTTAGTGTATGACGATTAATGAGAGAATTTTTATCATGTTTACTTGGAACTTGGTCTAATAAGACACAAGCACAATCATCACCTACGTTATACAAACAAGTATTCGTTAGGTGGGAAGATGATGGAGAATACTTACACTCTATTCATTGGGGAAGAAAGCAGGAACATAGTCCATATCTAACAACTAACAAAAAACTAAAAGTACTATCCGATACTAAAGTTATACTTGAGCATTGGGGTGGTACTTATAGTGGTTTGACACGCAATGAGAATTGTGATATGATTATGGAATATGATGGAACTGCATGGATGGGTCAATTTGACACAACTATGGAAGACAATGGACAAGTAATATCAGGTCATGCAGAACTTGGTCTATATGGGCATAAACTTTTTATGCGAGATAGATTTTTAGATTCTGATGGCAGAATTATTTGGGGTGCTGATGAGATCTACAAGTATGTCCGAGTTTGAATTAAATCCAAATTTAAAAATATTACAGGAGAATCTTGATGGTTCTCCTATTTTTTGCATAGATGACTTTTATTTAAAACCTGAAGAGGTTGAAAGTTATTTGTTTAGTGAAGAACCTCCACTATGGAAGATAGAACAAACACCATCTAACAATGGTGTGATGTTTGAGGATAGGAGATTATGTAAGAGAAATGCTAGAATTTTTAATGTTATTAAATTTTTAAGTGAGTTATGTAAGCAAGAACCTTTAGTGAGTGATGTGCTTACTAATATGACTAGGTTTATTGAAGTGCATAATAATAACTATACTGATAATGTCTGGTGGCCACATAGAGATGAGGGATATAATGCAATAGTATATTTCAATAAAGATTGTGAGTGTGGGACTAATCTATACGAAAATTGTGGAGATACTCCACCAGTTCCAGAACATTATCAACCTTGGAGACCAAAACATAAGTATAAATTTATAGATCATTTAGCACCAAAATACAATAGAATGGTTCTTTTTGATGGGAACAAATTTGTTCATGGTGCTAATATATGCAATGATAGATATTTTAGTGATGAATATCGGTGTAATCAGGTCTTCTTCTTTACCGATAAATATAAACAGCAGAAAAACCTTTAGATAATCAAATGGCGATCAGGGAACTTAATAGCATAGATGGAATTGTCGATGAACCTACCATTAATTTTGTAGGTAAAGACGGTTTTTTCTGGTGGGTAGGTGAAGTCGAAGACAATAGAGATCCTGAAGAATTGGGTAGGGTAAAAGTACGGGTTCTTGGTTATTATACTAATGTTAGAGGAGGAACCGTAGCAGATCTTAAAACAGATCATCTTCCTTGGGCAACAGTGTTACAACATACATGCCAACCAGGAAATGATGGTCAAGGTGAATCATCGGGACAGTTGCAACCTGGTGCTATTGTTATGGGTTTCTTTATGGATGGTGAAAATGCTCAGATGCCTATTGTTATAGGTGTAATGAGAGTTAAGAAAGATCCATCAACAAAGAAAGAAAGAGTATTTGCATTTACAGGTGAAGATATACCAGAACATAGTCCAGGTGTTGTTAATCCTGCATCCGAAGAAATAGGAAAAGTTGATAGTATTTCAAAAGGTGATTTCTGTAGACCTGGAGACCAGAATAATAGCGTATCAACTGTTGAAACGCAAAAAACTTTAGAAACAGGTGGTAGTGGATCACCTAATAATATTGGTACAGTTCCAGGTATTAATGGTAGTAGTGGTAATCCTCAAAAACCTAGAGGTGCTAATAATGGAATACCTGTAGCTAGAGGTTCTTCTGGTCCTTGGGGAACTCTAGAACATAAACTTAGTTATCTTTTAGAAGATCTTTCTGATACTGCTGGTTTGTTGGTTAAAACAGAAGAAGGTAATTTCCTTAATATAGTTACTGGTAAGATTGAGACAACAGAGAAACTTCTCGGTAAGATACAAGATTTTCTATCAGCAATATTTACTCAGGTTATTAGTGCTATTCGTCAGCAAATGACTGACTTAATGGAGAAATTGAATATTGCTACTATTGTGGCAGGATCTACTGGTATACCTTTTGTTCAATTTGGTCTAGTACGTGCTGCAGTTACTGCTATTCTTAATGCATTATGTATTGAAGATAGCAAACTCATGGGTTTTATCAATGATCCTCTTTCTTCTATTAAGGCACAACTAAACAGTTACATGGAGGGTATTATAAGTCAAATCTTATTTGTCCAACAGACTGTTGATAAAGTAGTTAGTGATGTTATTTGTAATGTTCAGAAAATTTTGGATAGTATGAAAGATGTAATCAGTAAGGTTACTAAGATCGTATCTACTTTCCAAAAAGCAAAGGAACTTATGGAAACATGGTCAAAAGGAGCAGAGATTTTTACGAAAGCACTGAACATAACATCAATAACCAGTCTTATTACGTTATTCACAAGTCTTTTAGGTGGAGGTTGTAATAGGAAAAATAATAGTGGTACAAATGTTAAAACTTGGTTCCCTTTATTTGGAGTAACTAAGTGTACTGCACAAGAATTTGCTTTACTGAAAACGACTATGGGAACTACAAGGGGTACTTGTAACTCTCCTGGTTTGCCTGGTGATAATATATTTGATAGTTTGAGTAGAGATGCAGATCCAGATTTAACAAAAGCAAAGACTGAAATAGATGGTTCCTATATGATGTATATGGGAACACCTGGTCGTAAAGCAACTGTAGAAACAAGAACTAATGGAACTACTTGGACATCTGTTAAATTAAATCAAGCAAAATTTGCAGAGTGGAACTACAGAAAGAAATTAGAAGAAAAGAGAAGTAAAGCTGTTGAAGGTGATAGTAATGATATAAGTGATGCAGAACTTGAGGCAAAGGTAAAGGCATATGTTAAGCAACAAACCAAGGGTGATGAAGGTGTTATATTAGCAGATCATCTTGGTTATTCTGGTAACCTTACTACAAGTGTTTCTGGTGATGATTGTAAAATTGTTGATAAAGATAAAGTTTTAACTGTTGATGGTGATTTTGCATTAGATATTACTGGAAATTGTGATATAACGATTGGTGGTGCATTAACTTTCAATGCTCAAGGTGCTCCTAAAGCATCTGATGGTGAAGATAATATCCAAAAACATTTAATTAGTTTTGGATCTGATGTAGAAATGGTAACTAATGGTGCAGATATGCATATTAAAGCAGGTGGTACATTGCTAACTGACTTTACTAAGTATTCTATAACTGGTGGAGAGTGGAATAATGAAGTTAAATCACAGATATATGGTACAGGAGAATTTACAGTTGCTGCTGAGAATGCTGTAAACATAATCACTCCAACCATTGATGGTATGATCAACTCACCAATGCCAACTACACCAAAAGTCAAGACTGGTCTTATATTTGCTGTTGGTGGATCTGTTGATATTATTCAAACTCCTGCGGGATCTGCTACTGATGCTATACCCAGATTTTTGGTTGGTAACCCTGCTGGTCCAATTTCACTGACATCTGGTGGTACTGGATATAATAATAACGTATTGACTGGTGCTTATAATGTTAACGTTGCTGCTGGTGTGATTGCTATGAACTGTTCTACTGCTGCAAGTATTATTGCTGGTGGTGCTATGACCCTTACTGCTGGTGCAGTTATGAAACTGACCGCAACATCGATTTTCTTGAATTAATGTGCTATAATATGAGCATGAATTACATTTATCATGAGTAACCCAAGTCAAAAAGGAACTGCCATTACGGAAGAGCATTTTAAGTTTCTTCTTAGTAATGCTGAAGGTAAAAGTGGACCAGGTAGACTAAAACTAACTACTTCAGAAGCTGATAGGTTTGTTAGACTTACTAACAAGATGGTAAATTGCCTTAATTGGGAGAAAAGAGTTGATAAAGAGATTTTTGCTAAAGTAGCAAGAATTGTAGATCAAGCATCTCTAGAAGCTGCTGATGAATGTGATGGTGGTCTTCCTTTCCAAATATAACTATGGATGAACTAAGACAGAAGCAATTGGTAGAACTCAAGGAACTCCTTGAGGATAGTATTCAGTATTTCTGTGATGACAACTTAGTATCAGGTGAAACTGCATGGACAATGGTCGGTGCTTTATCTGATGCAAAATTAAAAGTGGAATTTACTAATGAATGATGTTATTGAAATCACTGAAGAGGAAGCAAAAGCTGCTCTTGGTGTCTATTTAAGTTTGGTTGACCGTAATAGATGTGTCTTTAGGATACAACTAGCAAACGGATCTGCTGCTATGCTATCTCCTGTCATTCAATCTGGTCCTCCTATAGACCCAGAAGTAATAGAACAGGTAGAAGATTTTAAAAAAGCATTTATGTCAGATGCAGTTAAAATTACTCCTGACGATATAGATGATCAAGGGGTTGACATCAAATGATAAATACCCTATACTAAGCAAGTAAACAGGGCAGACCGATGCGTCTCAAAAGCCATGAAACTCCTAGAAAGCAAGGACGTAATACCAAGTCAAGGTCAGCGTCTGCTCGTTTGCGTCAACTCAAAAAACGTACTAAAACTCTTATCAACAAATTAAATGGCAGTTGAAGCACAAATTATTGACTCATTTAATGTGCCATTGCTTTATGTCTTTAATGCCATTGATGATTTAGAGAGCATAGAAATACTTGATCTATGTAAAAAGGAGGATTATCTTCCTAATTCAAAATCATCTGGATCAGATAACGTTGATTTCCTTAAAGGGACAAAGTACGAAGAACGTTTTGTGAACATGTTCACTGAAATTGCTAGAAATCTATTAATGATAGATCAATGTGATTTCAAGATGGGAGTTTCTTGGACTACAAAAACACAAGATGGTGGATGGTCTTTAACACATGACCATAAGAACTATTTCTTTTCTTCTGTGTTATACTTACAAGGTAATTCTAAAATAGAATTTAAGAATCCTTTAACACTTAGAAACAGTTTTTCATTTGACTATTCTGCATTAAACCCTTATAATAGTGAGGACATTACAGTCACACCACCAAAGAACTCAATGCTATTCTTTCCTGGTTATCTAGAACATTCTATTGTTCTTCATAGCGGTATAGATAGATATACAGTATCAATGAATTATCAACCAGTTGGTACTTACGGTTCTATGGATAATAGAATTACTTCAAATTAGTAGGAATACAAAAGATGTCCATATAGAAGGACTGCCTACTCCCTATACACCAGTATCATATTTAACATGAGAGATCAATTAATCAAAGCAATATTATCACACGCTAGAGGTGAGATTGAAAGGCACAAGGCAAACGTTGAGGTATATCTTAGTAATCCTGCTGGTATAGGTGAACATTCGGATATAACAGATGCAATACAAGTAGAAATAGACAAGATCTCTCGGTATCATGACCAGATAGAGGTAATAAATACTTATTTAAGGGATAAGAAAGAAGTACAATTAAATGAAGGATCTTAAGGCAGCAAAGAAATTAATAAAATTAGCAAAAGAACATCCTGATTGGTATTCCAAAAAGGATGTTTTTTATGCAAAACAATATAAAAAAGAACACAAACGATTAAAAAAACTCGAAGAAACTGAAACTTAATTATGGCATTATCAGAACAAGTTGAAACTTCTTTACAAGAAGCACAAGGCAACCTGAGAGAAGCATTAGCTTTCGCAGCAAGGAGTGAAAAACCTTATATCAGCAAGCATATCTCTGATATGATGATGAAAATAGATTGTTTATGCGAAGTATCTGCATTACTTGACCATGTTGAAGACCTCGGATAATTTCTTTGATATTGAAACTCAAAGAAGAATAGGGGATTATTGTCAACGTCAATACTATAACCTATTTGAATTAGATCATCCTGATATGGAACCTGTTGGCGGTACTGCTGACGTTAAAGGAGAAATGTGGGATCTATTTTCAAATAGGATTTGTAGTGACTTTAAAGATATTGTAGGAGATATGAAGATATACCGAATGTATATCAATGTCAACTTCTCTAACGATAAACCAAATTTTCACACAGATGGTGATGAAGGATTAACATTTTTATACTATCCTCATACTGAGTGGAAACTTAATAACTGTGGTGAGACACAACTTTTTCTAAAAGATCATATATACTGTGTTTTACCTCTTCCTAACCGTATGGTTGTATTCGATGCATCGATATTACATCGTGCAACATCTTTTAGAAATGGGCATAGATTTACTGTTGCAGTTAAATGTGCTCCTCAATCTTATATCACAAAATGGGGTCTTGAATGAAAATTGTATTTGATACACTATCTGATGAAATATTTCAGAGAATTGTAGGTGAACTAAACATAAAAATTCCATCACCATTATGGAATACGAGTACTGTCTTATGGGACAAAGTGCTTAAGCAGGGACTACCTGGATCTGTTATGACTACACCAGTTTCAGAGGATTTGGCAAAACTTATAGAAGATAGTGTTAAAGATAAGGTTCCAGAGTATGATAGGTTGATCGTTCAGTTTTATCTATGGCAAGGATCTTCTGGAATTGCTATTCACAATGATGAAAATCATGGTTTTGGTGCTACAATATACGTAAACACTAACTGGCATCCTAATTCTGGAGGATGGTTTATTTGGCAAGATAAACACAATAAAGAGTGGAAAACTTTATTGCCAGAAAAAAATGTTATGGTGGTTAATGATGAAGAGGAGGAACATTTAGTTACTGCTATTGAACCCTACCCACCAGAACCAAGAGTTACTATTCAATTATGGGGTGAAACCAATGACAAATAAAAACGGTGATCTAATAGCAGAATTATTAACCATAACAGCAGAACTTGGTGGTAATATGACAAGATCAACTACATATTCCAGTAATGGTAGATCTTCTAAGAAGATTGTTATTGAATATGACGTAAAAATTAAAGAAAGAAAATGAGTTTGAAAAATGACCTTTTGGGTATGATACACAAGAGTGCTTATCGTAAAGGTAAGTTTAAACTCTCCTCTGGTATAGAAAGTGAACATTATGTTAACTGTAAACCTGTCACATTAAATGGTGGTGGTCTTAGTCTTACATGTATGTTGCTATTGGATTTAGTACCTGCAGGTACTAGAGCAGTTGGAGGACTTACTCTTGGTGCTGATCCATTAGTGGCAGGTATGGCATTAATGGGTAATTATAGTGGTCTTATTGTTCGTAAGAAACCAAAAGGTCATGGCACTGGTGCATGGATCGAAGGTCCAACATTAGAAAAGGGTTCAAAGGTTGTAGTTTTAGAAGATGTAATCACAACAGGTGGGTCTGCTATTCTAGCAGTAGAAAAAATTCGTGATGCTGGATATGACGTAGATACTATACTTACTATTGTTGATAGACAACAAAATAGTGAAGCAGATGAACTTATGGAGAAGAATAATATCAAACTTCGTAGTTTATTGACTTTAAATGAAATTGCAACCTTCAAACCTGGCTAAATAGACTTGTAGCAAAACGTATGATTATTCGTGGCAACTAAGAAGATATCACAGTTAGAGACAATATCAGACTCCAATTTGTCAGGAGAAGCGATTCTTCCTGTTGTGGTATCTGATCCGTTGATCCCTAATAGAAAAGCAAAAGTAAATCAATTATTTAAAGGTGTATCACAAGGAACAAAAGCAGCACCAGGTGTAGCTTTTGATTTGGACAGAGACACAGGAATCTATCAAAATGCATATGACCAGATAGGTGTTGCATTTGGTGATGGTGGTTTATATTGCTCAAGGATTGATAATGGTGGTGGTAGTACATCACTGTTTGTTACTGCTGTTGATGATATTGCTAGTAATACTGATGTAGTTCTTGCTCCAAAGGGAACGGGTTCTGTTAAGGTTACTGGACAATTTTTGATGCAGGATGGATCTTTTATCTTAGAAGATGCTCAAGGTCCAAAAGTAAGATTTGAAATTGGCAACGTTGGAACGGGTACAAGCACTAGAATTATGACGATGCCAGCAATAACTGCTGGTAATGGTACAACTCTTGTAGGTACTGATACACAACAAACATTAACAAATAAAACTCTTCTTATTGATGAGGATAATTTTGTAATTACTGATAATACTGAAGAAGCAATCTTCCAGATTAACTGGGCGGTAACTTCAGGTGCAAGAAGATCTTATTTCTTGCCTGATGGTGGTGTCACAACAACAACTTCCGAACCAACTGCTACTTCATCTACGTTACTTGATACTAAAGCAGAGCAAACTACTCTTAATAAGACGTTAGTTACTCCAAAATTTGCTGCTACAGCAGATAGCACTGCTGTTGCCCAATGGAATACTACTGCATTAACTGCAGTAAGAACTCTTACTGTTCCTGATATTAGTTTAACTTTAGTAGGTACTGAATCAACTCAGACACTTTCTAACAAAACTATTCAGGGTTTATCACTTGCTGATACAACTGATGTTAGTAAAAGGATTACATGGAACCTTGCTAATCAACTTACATTAACAAATAGTACATATGAGTTTCCAGAGGTTGCTACACTAAATAATGGTACTGATAACAACGTTGTTGTTACTGAGTTAGCAACTCAAGATTTAAAGAACAAATCCATCTATACACCTGCGATTAAAAATCAAGGTAATCTTACTGGATCTGTTACTATAAACACTGACAACATTACTGCTGCTAGGACAGTTAGATTTCCTGACGCAGATGCAACACTACTATCTACTGAGAACGTTACTTTAGATGATGTTAACTTTGGTGCTGGTATTGGTGCTGCAAACTTATCTGGTAGAACCAGACAACAACAATTCTTCTACGCAGGTTTCTAATTAAAAATGGCACAACAAGGAATATTAGCACAATTAAAACCATCAGCAAATACAGATACCCTTCTGTACTCTGCTCCTATTAACGCTTCTTCTAGCAGTGTCCTAACAATTACCAATGACGGTACAGGATCTGCTTATGATGTTGCAATAAAAGATTACGATCAAAAATTGGTAGTGGATGGGTCAGGTGCATATAAGTTACATAAGGGTGATATAATTACTGGATATAGGTTTACACTCAGTACGCCAATGGATACTACTACATCAATACTCGCTGGTGCTCTACTAGCAAGTGATGATGCAGAAAAGAGTGCTAAGTTTGAATCATTTTATGTTCCAGCATTTAAAGAAGTATTTGTAAAGACAATATCAATTAGACAAATCACAGTAGAATCTGCAAGTGGTGTGTTTAATGCTGGTGAAAGTTTAACTAAGGGTTCTGGTGGTAATACAACAACTGCATTAATATATGGTACTGGATCAGATCCAAATGTATTGTACTGTGGTCCTTCTACACTAAATGGAACTGGTACAGAATTTGCTGCTGGTGATAGTGTTAACAATGGTTCAGGAGTAACAGCAACAGTATCTACTGGTGGTATTGGTTCTGCATCTAACGACTGGGTATTCTCTACAACAACTGCTGGTGGTACATATAACATTAACAT